TTAGACGCGAAGTATCTAAGCTAAGAAATAATATGCTCTTATATAGCTTTGCTATAGCTGGAGCAATTCGTGTAATGGCCTCATTTTTTCGAGCTTCTATGGAGTTTGAAAAAACTAAGGCAAGGCTAGAGGGTCTAACTGGGAGCGCACAAGCAGCAGCAGAAACATTTGAAATATTTAATGAAGCTGCAAAGAAAACGCAGTTTGGCATACAGCAGATTACAGCAGCGGGTGCGCAGCTAGAAGCATTTGGGATCAATTCAAAAGCAACGATCCGGATCTTATCTGATTTAGCTAGTTTCATGGGTCGCGATATTAGCACAGCAGCGTTTGCTATGGGTCGCGCCTTTTCAGCTGGTGCAGCAGCAAGTGAGATTTTTCGCGAAGCTGGTGTACTTAATATTATTAAAACCTCACAAGGAATTGAGGACCTTACAAAGTTAACCCTACCAGAGTTTCGTGTAGCAATGATGAAGACTTTTACTGATGCTGGTGCTTCAATTAAAGGTAGTACTGAGCGAATACAGAAAACTACTGAGGGTATGATAATGAATCTGAAAGATGAGTTTGAAGTGTTACAAGCTGAAATTGGAGACAAATTTATACCAACATTGAAAGGAATAGTAACTGCTCTTACTACATTCATTAAAGCTCTAGATAGTAGAAATATTTCAATATTTGCTGCGAATGTTGGTGTGTTGACTGTTGCACTTAAAATAAATGCTATTGGGTGGCAAGCGGCAACAACTTCCGCAGCTACATTTTTTACAGTGCTTGGTGGATTTATCAAACGTCTTGCTGTACTTACATGGATGAATTTTGTTGCATTTGAGTTAGTTAGGATTGCCGAGAATTTTGGCATATTAGCAAAGAAAACGGATGAAGCAACAGACTCTATGATAGACATGAATGCAATGGAACGAGAAATGATTGCTAATCTTGAACGCGCAACAGAAGCTACTAATGATGCAGTAAATGCTGAAGAAGCATTAAAGGAATCTATAGAGAAGTCAGAACTAGCATTATCAATTAAACTTGCAACTATGCTTGAGGATACAGAAATAGGTAAGGCAAGAGTGCGAGTGTATTTAGAAGAAAATCGCATGCTAACAATGAATGAAATTGAATTATATCGTCAAATTGCAGCAATTAACAATAAAAATAGAATTGAGAAAGAAGCTCAAAAAGCAGCCAAAGAAAGAGCAGATGCGCGTGCTAAAGCAGATAAAGAACAAATAAGACTTAAAGAGCAGCTAATTGCTTTAGAAGAGAGACAGCGCAATTCTTTAATTAATTTGCAGCAAGAGCAAGTAGTGTTAAATGCAGAGTTAGCTGGTGCTACAGAAGTCGAAATACAGCAATTACAAAATCTAAATGACTTTTATAGTACATTAGCTGATAATGTTAGTTTAACTGCTGGTCAAAAATCATTAGCAATTGATATGACAAAATCAGCTACAGATGCTACACAATTAGAGGGTTTTACAATTCATGGATTATCAGATGCAAATAAAGAATTATTAGAATCTATTAAAGCAATTTTTATGACCAAGGCTCAGTTAATAGATCAGAGAGCGCTAGAAGACGCATCATTAAAGAACAATAAAAATAGCGCAAAAGATGCAGCGGATCAGAATATGAAACTAGCACAGTCTATTACATTGGCAGCTGGCGCAATGAAACAAATGGGTGATAGTTCAATGACTGCTGAACAAAAACTATCATCAATAATGTCTACTATTGGAAGTTTACTAATGCTAATGCCAAGTACAAAAGTAGCGGGGTCATTTTTACAAGCTGGGTCCATGTTTGTTGGCCATACTGGTGGACTGATCGGTAATAGTGGTATACAGCGCTTTGCAAAAGGTGGGATGGTCCAAGGGCAAGACAATGTCCCGATCATGGCACAAGCTGGAGAGTTTATTATGAAGCGTGATGCGGTCCAGAATATTGGCATAGAAAATTTACATGCTATGAATCAAAGTGGGACCGCGCCAGTTACAGTAAATATTAATGGCGGCATTGTACAGGAAGACTTTGTACGAAATGAATTAATGCCACAAATAAATAAATCTATTAAAAATGGCCTAGCATGAGCTTAACTGTACCAAGCGGTCTTCAAACCAGACTACCTAATAGATCTGAAAATTGGGTAGTACAATTATTTAATTCCAGTAAAACACAAGTAAACTCTAATACAAATGATTTGTTTACTACTAATGAAACTGATTTAACTGTAACAGATGGCAGCGTTTTTAATGTAGATGATATTATTATGCTTCATGATTATACAGAGCTAATGAAAGTTACTCGCGTCAACTCTAATGAGCTAGATGTGCAGCGCCGCTATATGGGTACAGCAGCATCCGCTACTTTAGGAACCAATAAAAATATTTATAAGCGTAATTTTATTGGATTAAGTTTTTCTGCTGTAGTGCTGCAAGATCAATACTATGAACCTTGCATATTAAATATGCCAAGTATTAGAGAGTCTATTGATCTTGATGCACAAACTAGCTCACGCAGCAATGTTAGTATTAAAATAGCAAACTTTACTTATCAAGGTGCGCCATTTAGTGAGCAGCTGCATAATGGGACCGATGCATACTTAAATCAATTGGTCCGTATTTACATACCACCTAGTCAAGTAAAAAGTACTACAGGACTTAACAATTGCTTACAAATATATGAGGGCCGTTTGGTCCATATAGCACATGATGCAGAAACAATTACACTGGAGATCAATAGTGAAGAGCCTTGGAAAGATATCAGCATACCCAATGTAAAGCATGAAAAGTATAATATTTATCAACCGATTGTATATGGAGATTATACTCCATCTCTCGCTACTTCTGGTACAGCACGCAATGCTGCATTTGCTACTGTATTTCCTGTACCTAAATTATATAACACGCAAGAAAAAGTATGGACAGTAATGCCTAAAGCATATAGTAGTGGTTCGACTGCATATTTACATTACTATGTAGGATTTGATCAATTTGCTTCTTGGAAAAAAGCGTCATCTCCTTATTTTACAGACACAACTAAAGTTGAATCTGGAGTCGATATTTTAGGCACATTTGTATACGGCGCAGTTACAGGGTATATAAGCACTGAAATTTCAGATAAAGATCCGGGCCTAGTCACAATGTTTGAGAATCAAGAAAATATGTTTGATATTAATCAAGATGGCACTTACAAAGATAATACATACGCAAGCACTGGTAGTACTGGATCAACAACTTTACGCTATGCTCGTTTTCAAACACCACCACGCAAATTTCATTTAACTGGAGTGCGCCAAGTAAAGGTCAGATTGCAAACTAGTGGGGCCAGTGTTACTTATGATGTAAATTGTTTTTCTAATCAATTTGCATCCCTCGATGATAATTTAATGACTGGTGATGGTGTAAGAATTACCGTGGGGTCAACAGTTCAAGAATTTGAATTTACATTTAATGATGAGCCAAAAAATGTGATACGGTTTCGTTACGATAGTAATGAAGGTGGTGGAGACGGTGATCTAACAGATGATGATGATTGGGCGAATTTTAATTATGCATCCTGTCCAGATGAAATATTAATGAAATTTTCATATGTAACCGGGGGAGATTTTGGTAGTGTACAATTACGGATTACAGATGTTAGAGTTGGGTATATTGCTTGGACGGATACCAATATTCTTAATAGGGGAGAAACGCGAGAAGGTGATACTAAGATATTAGCAGACACTCCATATTGGTACTGCGGCGCAGATGGATTGCATGATACACAAGTAGCTGGTAACTATTGGATTGGTGGTGGCGGCAGCTCAACAAATATTGCAAAGTTACATCAAATGCACCGTGATCTGTTACATCGATTTACTTATTTAGAGCAAACTCCAGAGAATTGGACCAGTTTAAATAGTCAGCATAGCTGGGATGCTCGTTTATGGCAGCTAGAACCCACAAAATTAAGCGATCTATTAAAGAAGATACAAACAGAGGGCCAGTTTATATTTCGCCTTAAAAACGACAATACGCCGCAATATATATTTGTACCAAATAATCCACATGCTGATCATATTTTAACGAAGCAAGACATATCTACATTTCAAGTGTCAGATACAGACTTTAGATCTATTACAACAAAGTATATTTTAAATTTTCATAAACACCCAGCTGAGTCTGGAAAGTATATTCAGCAAATAGAAGTAGAAGATAGTACACCAAGAACATTGTATAACATTCAAACAACAAATGATAACACTAAGACAATTGATTTTGATTATTTAGTAGATGATGTAAGCGCTGGTTCTAATATAAATAGCTCATGGCATAATTATCGTAAGCAATTATTTGGGACCGTAAAAACTATCATTAAATGCAAAGTGATTAATCCACAGTTCTACAATATGGATGTGGGCGATATTGTTGCATTAGAAGATATGCATATTAAAGCATTTAATGTTGATTATACTGATACTGCTTTTATGATTACATCAGTGCAGCGTAAGCTAGGAGAAATGGATATTGAGCTGCGAGAGGTTGCAACAGACCAGCCTACTGTCTGGATGATTTTACAACCATTTTCTACACCAGAAGAGGGCGAAGCGATTACAGTACAAATGGCTAATCAGCATTGGAAAGCTAGAACAATGAATTTAGAACTGTATAAAGGTACAAATACATTAGTACAAACTATTTTAAGCGGCGCAGAAGTAGAGTATACACCGGGATCTACATCGGGTATTAGTTGGACCCCAGCAAATCTACCGGGTCCACCGCACAATAATTATAAATTAAGAGCCACATGCTTAGAGACAGGATCTGTATCAGAATCCAGTACATTTAGCATAACACCATCATAGGAATAATATTATGTCATACAATAGAATTAGAACACCCAGAGCATACATTGATAAGATTAGTTTAAATTTATCTAATGGCTGGAATGATGCAGCGGATTTTACTACAGTACGCACAGATGGTAATACCTTTTTACTTGAGCATGGTCATATCTTGGACCTTTTTGATCTAAAGCCACACCGCTATATCAAAATACCAAAAGAAACACAAGAGTTTTATATTCAATTCAATACTGGCTTTTATTCAGAGTTATCTGGAGAGTCAAATTTTTTAGCTATTATGGGACATAATATGCATAGTGCTGATGTCAATTTTAAGGTACAGATATCTGATAGTACTACAATGAGTGGCGTAGTAGCTTCAGTAAGCGATGATGATTATAATGGACATACTAAATTAATAAATGCAGATGCAGATGGAGCAGATGATAGTTATATATCGCCACAAGCTAATGGTTATAGTTTATTTACTTGGACTGATAGTGGAGATAGTACACAGGATAATAGAATATTGCGCATGACCTTTAGAAAAGATAATAGCGCTACAACAGACTTTGATGATGATCTATATATTGGAGCAATTTTGTATGGCGAATATTTAGACTTCCCAGCAAATGCAGATGTCGGATATTCTATTGTATATGATTATGATGAAAGTACAAGGAACCGAGCTATTGGTGGATCTGATTACAGTACTATTACGCATTACGGTAGTCCCATGTGGCCTTATACTATATCAAATCAAGTGTATACTAGCACAACTAACATTGGCAGCACTTCAGCAAATCCTTACTATTATCTAAATAGACCGGGACGCAAAAAGATTAGTATGAATTTTTCTAATGTAGCAGATACCAATATGTTTGCACAGCATGAGACAAGTTCTGATAGTTACTTAGATAGTGATGTATTTCATTCTGGATTATATCACAGATTAGCTGGCTCACACTTACCGTTTTTGTTTGGCTATGATAATACATCAACACATTCCAGTGATTATGGATTATACCGCTTAACTAATTCGCTTAATGCAAAGCAAGTTGCAGCTAATACATTCAACTTCAAGATGGACCTCACAGAAGCTTGGTAACATTTGCGTGCCAATTCGTGCCAAATCTTATTGCACTCTCTTGCACCTTTCGAGCATCTATATACTCATTTCTACCAAAACAAAAAACCCCACTATAAAGCGGGGTTTCTTCTCGACAAACTAGCAAATTAGCTCAATATGGCGGTGCGGAGCATAAGGTCACAGGTTCGAATCCTGTCGGGCGTACAGTTTTCCCTCGATAAATCGAGTTGTACTAGCTCTCGCACAAATGAGCTGCGTGCCAAATCGTGCCAAGTTTGTCAAGCATTGCCTCTTATGATGTGGTTATATTTTGCATCAATCTGCTCACTTACTATGCGCTGCGTTTCTATTGTATCTGGTGCATAGTGAGTCGTGACAACCGATTCTGTAGAGTCTCCAATTGCTATTCCAGCTGCTACTGAATTAGTCTCATTTCGTTTTGCTAGCTGCGCATTTAGCCTACGCAAGTCATGGCAAGTAAATGCAATTTGCGTCTTTTTGTTCACGGATTTTATAATACCCTTTAACTTATCATATCCAAAGTTAAGTGGCTTATCTTCTCCAGCTAAGAATCTCTTTTTAAATATCGCATGGACAACAGGGGGTATGTATGTTTCAGTGCGAACCTTATTGCCTTTTTCTAGGACCATCATAGTACTAGCCTTAAAGTCAATATGATGCCACGCAAATTCCTTTTTACGGTTATTATAATTATATCCTAAAAGCTCTGTAGCTCTCTTACCAGTAACACGGTATATAGTAATAATATCCCTTTCTAGCTCCGTAAGATCTGGGCATAGGTCCAACGCAATGATCTCTGCATCGGTCCATATCTTAATCTCAACTGGGTTTAGCTCAGACTTACTATATTTGTCTTGCTTAGTAAGGACCTCAAATGAAACCATACCTTTACCATTTTCGCCGCCAGAGTGCATGGCCCACATAAAGATAGCGCGTAGATCCTTTAAATAAGTATTAATACCTTGTCTGGTCCTACCAGCCATTTCACGCTGCGTTTTATAGATCTCCCAGCCTTGCCTATAGCCATTGTCTTTTGCGTGTATTTTAACACCCATTTGACGCTTTAAGCTGCGGATCTTATCAACTGGTGTACTATCTGGTATGATGTCTATAAATGACTTCATAACATTCTCATACTTTTCAATAGTAAGATTATTATCTTTATTGACTAGTACATTATTACGATATGATTCAAATACTTCTGCTATTGTATACATGGTATCATTCTGATCGTATAATTTACGCCATTGCGGGTTATTATTTTTAAAGTATGTTTCGATAAGGGTCCAGCGTAAGCACTCCTCATCGCGCATTGCTTCATCCTTAAAACCCAGTCGTTTTCTTTTACCATTAATTGGATCTATATAATCTAGTTTATATGGTTTATTTGTATCTGATTGTTTTTCGTATGATCTTGCCATGATTGTCTCTTTCTTTAGTTTTATTAAGCAAACCCTGTGCCAATTGCTTGACACGAGGGAGTGCAGTGTGGTGTTTGGTTATAATTATAACGGTAATAGTTATTTATCTAACTCTATCTTTTCCATGCTGACAGTTCTTTTAAATATCGCTAATTTATTAATGTCAACTGGGTATGGCGAGTCTTTAGTCCTGTCGCAAAGCGTACGAGCATTTTCAACTGCTTTATCATATGACGGTGCATCTAAATTACCATAATGGCTGCTGCCGCACCTAGATTGTACTCTATATATTATTGTCTCTTTCATGTTATCTCCTGTGGTGTATTTGGTTTGTTGTTTTATTCGTCTACAATAAATTGAGTTTTAGACTCAACTGTTTTATCTAACCAATTAACTTTATTATAAGTAACAGAGTGCTGAATACTTTTATCTTTACAAATAAAACTAATTGGCACTGGAATATAATGATTACCTATCATGTTTTTTAAGCTATCAAATAAAGTTGGCATAGTAGATACTTGCTTATCTATATCTTTTAATGATTGTTTAGCAATAATAGCATTAATTGGATGGTCATTAAAAACTTTATAATAAGTACCTATTTGCCATAAATCTTGAATTTCTTGCTGATTGTACCCTAAATAATGCTCAAGTTTATCACGATTGTCTAATTTAGTCATCGTCCTACCAACTATATTAGGAAAAGTATAAGTGACTTCTACAACACTATACATATGATATTCTAAATTATCCCATTGTGAAGATTGAAAAGGTGCTGTTTTATGCTGTTCTAAATCTCTTTCCAATCGCTCTATTTTCTCTTTTTGTAATGCTACTTGATCGTACAGTATTTGCGTGTCCATATTGTTGTCTCCTTTTTTATTTGTATGTGGTGTTATTTCAATTTGCTCATTTTTATATGCGACTGCATATCCTAATGAGTCTGCTAATTTAGTAAAGCTATTAAAGCGCATATCTTTCACTTCTCCAGCTTTCCATCTATAGATTTGAGTGCGATTAACTCCGCAAATGCGCTCAACATCGGTTGGATTAAGTTGCTTTTCTGCTATCATAGCTAAAGCCGCGTCTACTTTGTTTTTATGTAAAGTCATTACCTCTACCCTCAATTTCTATGCATAATATATGCACAAAATGACACTTTTCCAAAACTTTTGCTTGTAAAAAGCTTGTTTTGCATATTATGTTTATGCATTATGAGATACAAATAAGGCACACATACCATGCGGACAATAAAACAAATTATGGACCAAAAACATATTAGCTTACGCAAACTAGCTAGGTTAATTGGTGTATCTCCCAGTTTACTTTCAAGGCTAATAAATAATAAAAGAACATTTTTACATAAGCACAAAATTAATATATCTAAAGTGCTTGGTGTGGAGGAGAAACAGATACAATGGCCGTCAAGGAAGTAGGAGAAACTCAGCAATGGTTAAGCGTAGCGCAAGCTGCGGATTACTTAGGTGTGAGTTTAAGGGGAATGCGTTATGCGCTTAAACTTCGTAAAAATAATCAAGCCAATAAAGAGCTACAGATTAAAACATTTGGAAAGCGCATTTTAGTTCAGCGCAACAGTTTAGAAACAATTGAACATATTGAATCATATATTAATTAGGCGGCACGGTTTTGGGACTACGTCTACCTTACCACATATCCAGAGAGTTTTCCTCTCTTTCGGCTCTCTGGGCCTCCGTTTGTGCCGCCTATGAATATCGAAGTAAGAATAAAAAGCAGTAAAGAGAGAATGCGTTTAATTTTAAAAGTTAAAAAGATTTTAGAGAATGCTGGTTATAAGACGCAAATAGTTGTGCCAGATAAAGAGCATTGTGATATTGGACTTAACAGTGATCCAGTATCTAAAGAGATTTTGGCTAGAGTAATCAGCCAAATAGAAAGAAACGGTTATACTATAAACACAGATGGCCCAGCGTGAGCCAAGCCATCTGGCCTTGTAGTTACACCACATAACTATCAAGAGACAATAGGAGAATATACATATGTCTGGACTACTACCACAAGACTACGAGATCCCATCTAGCGGATCTGGTGGCTTATTTGCAAAGCTAGAAAAAGGCGAGAATCGTTTTCGTATTTTAGCTAAACCAGTATTTGGTTATATCTATTGGAGTGAAAGTACACCAATGCGTGTCAAGTCTCCAGCTGATGTACCAACTGGCGAGAAGTCTAAGCACTTCTGGAATATGCCAGTATGGATGGATGATGAGGTTAAGTATATGGAGATCGATAAAGCTACAGTTTTAAAAGACTTAGCTGCGCTAGACTCTAATAAAGAGTGGGGCAACTTACTGGAATACGATGTAATTGTTACTCGTTCTGGGGAAATGATGGATACAAAGTATAATACAAATCCATGTAAGCCAACTAAGCTCGCTGCTGAAGCAACAGAAGCATGGAATGATGCAAAAGCTGAATACAGTAAGTATATTGCTGAAGATCTGTTTGCATCTGCTGAACAAGCTGAAGATGAGAAGCTGCCGTTTTGATCAATCCAGCTAAAAAGGGTTATACCGCAGAGGTCGAGGTCGTTGATTTTTTCAAGGACCTTGGCCTTGAGGCCCAGAGATCATGGGGTAGTGATGGCCGCAGCATGCGAGATAAAGATGGTAAAACATGCGAGAGTGATGTGGACATATTAGCGGACCTTAACAACATACAGCTCAAGATACAAGTAAAGCGCCGCAAGAAGATTGCAAAGTTTTTACAGTTTAAGAATTGTGACATTGTAGCAACTAGGCCAGATCGTGGCAGCTGGACCTTTATTGTTAATGCAGCAACAATGAAAAAATTATTATTAAATACGCTGGGAGATGAATCGTTAAATGACGAGGTTGATAAATAAGTGATTGGCTACTTAAAAGATCTCCCAGTGAAACTTTACCGACTATGTCGCAAGTGCAATAAGTGGGACCTAAAATGCAAATTAAATTGGTCGTTGGTCGGTGTTGGTGGTTACAGCCTTGGTCCCACGCATTAATTAATATAAAGGAAAGAGAATATGTACGATTATCAAAAGGATCTTAAAAATATAGTAGACAAAGCTGTAGCAAAGTACGGCGATAAAGATAAAGCTATCTTTGAAATGAATGGTCATATAGCGGACCTAAAGGGTCAAGTCAATGGTAAGCAAGCGTTATTAGATATGTTATATAAATCTATTGATAAAGCAAAATCAGCATTACAAAGTATAGAATTTTAATGACAGCTAAAGAAAAAATGATATTAATTGTTGGCGAGGCAATTATTAAAGGATTACATAAACATGCTGATGGCCAAACTAATCTGGCTAGCAGCACAACAAGGCATGTAATAGCTAGTGATATTTTAGACAATGTATTACGCGTTATTGATCATCCGGATTTTAAAAATGCCAAATAAAAAAGCAAAAGATCGTAAGCGAAAACGCAGAGTAAAAAATAAAGAGCTAATGCGCAGCGGGCGCACAGCAAAACAAGTTAGGAGAAAACGTAATGCTAACAGATGAATTTATACAATTTAGAAAAGATTTTTTAACAGAAGCGATTAGCTTATCTGATGCTAAAAGCACTGAGTATACTATCTCAGATGAAGACCGACTACGCAACTTTAAACATGTAGCGGCAAGACTTGGAATTACACCACAACAGGCCCTTATGGTCTATGTACTAAAACATGTAGATGCAATCTGTAATGATGCAAAGACTGGTAAGCAGTTTAGCGATGAATCATTTCGCAGCAGAGCAATGGATATTTGCAATTATATGATCTTAGCGACAGCATTACATAAGGACCTCACACATACTAGAGGCAATAATGATAGTAATACTGAACAGCATCGAAGCGAACTTAGCGCAAGCAGTGGGTCAAGGGAGACACAATCAGAACCAAAAGAATGGAACCAGCTCCAGCGCACAAAGTAAGTTAGCCAATGATGTAAATGGATTTGGCGCAGAATTAGCTGTCGCTAAATCATTAAATTGCTGGCCAGACTTAAGTATTGGCCCGCACAGACGCGGATTTGACCTTACCTATATATATAAGGGTAAGAAAATTCGTATTGATGTAAAGTCCACTAAAATGAATCCCGGCTACCTCATGGCCAAGAAGTGGCGCAAATTAGAAGATTGTGATGTATATGTGCATGTCAGTGGGACCAGTCCCAGATATGTGATCCATGGGTGGGCATGGTCCAAAGAATTAATTAGTCCAGTCAATTTATCCGATATGGGTTTTGGAGAGCATTACCATATGGAGCCAAGCCAATTAAGGGAGTTTAACCTTAATGCATAGTCAAATGATTGGGACCCTTGGAGAATTAAAAATAAGACAAAGGCTCTTAGAGCAAAATTTTAAATTTTATTTACCCGAAGTAGATATTTTTGGGACCGATCTTATTGTAGAGATGTCTCATGGCGCATTTAAAAGGGTCCAGATCAAAACACTTACAAAACCCACAACAGACACTGCTATTCAAGTGCGCTGCGTAAAGTATGTGGACCTTAAACCAGCTATCGATGTTATTGCGGTTTATTATGTGCCATTAGATAAGTGTGCATTTGTACCCTATAATAATGAGAAAATGATATCTCTGGCACTTACTACAGCTAAGAATAATCAAACATTTAAGCGGCAATGGTTCTACCAGTTTGACCGTTTTCCGGAGTTTAGCTAATTATGGCACAACCAAAAAATCTAAAAATTATCTCTCTTGGTCTTGGTGTACAATCTACAGCAATGTACATGATGAGTTCATTGGGATACATAAAAAGAGCAGATCATGCAATTTTTTCAGATCCCGGTGCAGAATTGCCTATAACATATGAAATATTAGAAGTCCTAAAAGATTGGGCGCAGCTCAATAATGGCATACCAATTCATGTGACAAATGAAAAAAACTTATATAAAGACTTATTAAATAATACAAACAGTACAGGGCAAAGCTTTGCAAGCATACCAGCATTTAGTAAGAATGGTGGTATGATTAGAAGACAATGCACAGCAGAATATAAGATAAAACCAGTAATGAAACAGATACGACAATTATATGGGTTGGAAAAATATAAGCGTATGCCAACGACAGAAGTATGGTTAGGTATCACTATGGATGAAATTGAGCGTATGAAAGTATCTCAATTGCCACGCGTCACATATCATTATCCATTAATTGATATGCGCATGACACGAGGTGAGTGTATCTCATTTTTTAAGGATCGGAGCTTTCCAGTTCCACCTAAGTCATCTTGCGTTTTTTGCCCATACCATAGCAATAAAAACTGGAAAGAACTAAAAGAAAAATACCCAGATCAGTTTCAGTTGGCAATTGATGTAGATAAAGCAATACGCGATAGTAGTAAAAAGGGTAATAAAGAGCCTATCTATTTACACAGATCATGTACGCCACTTGAGCGTGTTGATTTTGGTGATCAATTAGAAATGTTTATGTGTGAAGAGGGGTTTTGCGGATTATGATTATTAATCACTACGCTGGCAGCATAGCCTATGATAATGAAGATGGGGAAATGGTGGATACTGTATTAACTGCTATGGACCGTGAGACACTCATAGAAAAATTAACTGAGTTTAAAGCAAGGCGCGAAAACAGTGAAGTGTTTTTTGCGTGTATTAAAATTGGTAAAAAGGAAATAGACATAACAGAAGAGGTAAAAAATGCAATTAGAATGGATCAATAAAGTGCAGCCAGAGCAAACTGAAAATCGTGGCCGCAGAATTATGGTAGACAAACAAATTAAAATATGTACTACATGTAATAGATCATGGGAGTTTACCCGGAATCATCCAGCTGGATTTACGATATATCCAGAGGGTATGATACCAACATATGGAAAGCAACGAGAAACATGCCCAGTATGCACAAGAGAACAGGAGAATAAATGAGCAAATTTGCAAAGCACGGCACAAAGTATATTTTAAAAGATGGGACCATTGCGCCTAGCGTGACCACTTATATAAATGAGCTTGGCTGGAATAAACAAACATTAATTAATTGGGCCAAGCGGCTAACATTTAGCGGACTGGATGCTGATAAAGTATTACAAGATGCAGCAGAGACTGGGACCTTACTTCATTTAATGATAGAGGGTGCTATTAAGGGATTTGATGTAGATACAAAAGACTTTTCACGCAACCAAGAAAAACAAGCGCTAAAAGCATTTGTAGGATATACAAATTGGGTCAAGAAAGTAGATTTTAAAGCATTAGCAAGTGAGGTTGTGGTTATTGACGAGGAGCAGCGCGTAGGGGGGACAATAGATTGTATTGGTAGAATGGGAGATGATCTGGTTGTCTGTGATTGGAAGTCGAGTAAATACGGACCCTACAAAGAGCATATCATTCAGATTGCTCAGTATGTTCATATGTATGAAAAAGCGCAGCCTAAAGCAAATGTAGCGTATGGTATGATACTCCGTTTCGGTAAGGAAGACGGAAAATTTCATCAACACAAAATCAAGAGAGAGAAAATTAATGCCGGAGTTGAGGTATTTAAGCATCTTGTTGCGTTGAGGAATTTAAAATCTAAAGTTTGAGTAGGGACATCTTTACTCAGCGTAATAGCGCTGGGAATAGAGCTAGATGTCCAGAGTGTTCTGAGGGTAGGAAAGATTATAGTGTTCAAATCGAGCCAGAACATGCATTTTGCCACCGCTGCACTAAGCGCTGGTGGTTTGGAGAGAAAAAAGAGTATACACCAGAGACATATACTTTGAATAACACAAAAGAAATTAAATCAAGTGGCGCAGTAGAAGAGTCTAATTATGATGAGTGCCGCGAATCATTTAGAAAACATTTTGACTTAGTTGTGCGATCCTTGGACCTACCTTGGACTCAAAAAGCACTGGACCCGATACTCGGAATTGGGGCCAGAAATAATAAAGAAGATGTACAGCTTGTATTTAAGATCACTTCTGATCATATAAAATACCACAAGGGTAAACAATATGGCTCCGCAAGCTGCAAGATATACCCAGAAGCTGTACTGAATCAAACTACCACGGATAGCACGCTACTGCTGTGTGAGGGCGAAAAAGATGCGATCACAGCATATTCACATGGTGCGCCAGCAATCACATTTACCTCGGGCGCTGGCGCGCTTCCTCAAGATATCAGCGCAATAAAAGACTACAAGCAGCTAGTAATTTGCTATGATAACGATGAAAAAGGTGTAGAGGGAGCTAAGAAAATTGCAAAACAGCTCTTTAAACAAAATAAAAAACGCAAAATTCGCATTATTGAGTGGAAAAATAAGCCAGATTGCTATGATATTACCGATTATTTTGTAGATGGCCATAGTTTGCATGATCTACATGGACTTATTGATGAAGCTCCTGTATTTGGCTCAGATCCTAGAGACTTTGGTGGATTGCCAGAATATGATCCAGATTCGTTTATGGAGCAGCGTAATCAAGAAGTAGTAGAAATATGTGAAGAAATACTATTAGAAAATGGGACCTCTGGCATCTCTGGCTCAAGCAATGTAGGCAAATCTATTTTAGCTTTGCAATTTGCAGTTGCTGTGGCTATGGGGGTCCCATTTCTTACGTTTAGGGTCCCGCGGCCAAGAAGAGTATTATTTGTGCAGTTTGAAATGTTAGATACCATGATAGCTCATAGACTTAAACCATTAAAAGATATGATGCTGCGGCAGTATCCGACTGCTGAAAAAGACTATAAGGCTAACTTACGGATCACATCGGTAGCGAATCGTAAGATCTTTACAGATGCATATGATACAATAGAGGGTAACCTTATGGCAGCAGATCCACCGTTTGATGTGCTTGTTATTGATAATCTATATACATCTACTAGTGCAGATATAGCTAAGAATGATCAGCTTACCAAGCTAATGAGTAGACTGGACCAGCTAAAAGAGGAATATAATGTTGCATTAATGCTGATATCACATCATAAAAAGCAAGAAGAGAAGCGGCCGCTGGACCATGGAATGGTGTTTGGCGGGTCCTATTATGTTAACTTCTTAGATAACTTGATTCAAGTTGCTAATACTGGCAGACATAAGTTCTTAAAAGTATTTAAGATTACTAAGGTGCGTTATCATAATCAGTTCCATGATGTGCCGCTGGGGATCATGCTGCATGCGGATGAAGAGAGCTTACACTTTGAATATAAAAAGCCATTACCTAAAAATGAAATGTACTGGTATCAAGAGCCGGAAGAATCGGAAGAAGAGAAAATATTAAATAACTTAGATACGCAAGGCGGCAACTTTACTTATAAAGATATGGCTACTGTTTTGGCGGAAGAGTTGAATATTTCAAGCTCAAGAAGTGTATATAAATGGCTGGATAAATTGGAAGCTATGGGTCTAATTAAGAAAGTTGAACATGGTCATTATGCTAAATTACCTAACGAATTGGAGAGTTTTCTAAAATGACCACGCACTCTGGAGAGGTAAAATATGTAAAATATGTAAAATATTATTTTACCTACATAGCTAAAGTAACACATAGGCTCACGAAGAGATATTTTACATATTTTACATTTTTTACACTTACGGACCGTCCGTGATATTTTACTCAAAATGTCCACTTTCGCACAATTCTGACAAAAGTTGCGGATTTGCGCTAGAGACTCAAAATTCTACCAAATGTATGTATGTAATTGGCTGGTGGCATGATCTAGATATAAAGCATCATACAAAGTGTTTTATGAAAATTAAAAAGCGCGACAGGCTAGCGTGGCGCAACAAAATGATAAAAAAATCAGCGCCCACCAAAATATAAAATCAGCGGCCAGAATAATATTAAAATAATATATCTCGCAAAAATGGACCCAAAAAAACACCCAAAATTTTATGGGTGTAACATTTTGAACCTTTTCAAATCTCATTTTGTGACATTCATATTTTAAGCTGATCAGCGGACCAGATCCGCACAGCTGGACCAGATCAGCAGCGCAGCAGCAGCAAGCCAGCAGCGGACCAGATCAGCGCGCCAGCGGTCCAGATCAGCGCAGCAGCAAGCCGCGCAGCAGCTCCAGATCTGCGGACCAGCTCAAAACTGCGCAGCAGATCCAAAAAAAGCCGCTCAAATTTTGCTGTATATGCTCGGAACAATACCCGCAGCGGGTCCAAGTATAGGACAAAAAAAAAGCGCTATTTCTAGCGCTTTTAATCTGGTTTAACTGGCTTTTAGTCTGGATCTAGATAGTACCAGATACATAAGCCAGTGATTAACCATATAATGGTGAATACTGGATCTATACGCGGCCCCCTTTCTGGTTAATGTGTTTAGCGGTTACAATCATACTTCTAACTACTAAATACAGCTGCTTTGCTGTTAATCCGCTTGTAATGCTGCCGCCTGTTATACGGTCCCGCAGATAGTGCAGTCCTGTATCTGTACAGAGTACGCGCTCCAGCGGTTTATTTAATAGCTCTTCTGCTGTTTTGATCCTAACATCTAAAACACGCGCTGTAATGCGTCCAACTGGGTAAGCTGTTATATATTCAATCATATATATTTTCTCTCTCTTTCTGCTGCTTAGTGCTGCGGTATAACTATTGTCATATTGTTAAATCTCTTTTGATCTCCGCAAGCATGGCCGGCGCTGGTACAGCTGCCGCATAGGCCCGGACAAATGAAGACTTTTTTGTCTGGGTAATTGCTCCGGATCTCTTGAACTGCTGCGCGGGTCATTTTCTTGGCTTTCCCTTTAACGACAGCTTTCCAGCTCTTAAGAGTTTGAGCTGACACCGGGACCGCTTCAAAGTTTCCGCGCCAGATAGGGAGTTTTTTAACTGCATTATGAAACCCAGTATTTTCATATCTGCCGCCGCTGCTGCCATTCAGCGCATAATTTTTTGGCCACTGGTAGCCGGTCCGCGCTAGCTCTTCAAATAGATGTAAGCTCTTTGAATAGCCGTATATTTTAAGCTGCTTAAATTCCTTGGCTAGATCTAACCACCAGCGCAGCAGCTCCAAGCTGCTAAAATCGCCGTCAACATACAAGCGCAGCGGTATGTGATCCAGTCCGCGGTATTTTGGCCGCTGTAGCTCTTTTTTCAGCTCTTGCTTAATGATCTCGCGCCCCGCTGGCGTTTGCTCTAATACGGTGTTTTGTAGCTGCCGTAAATATGCAGCTGGATATCTCCAAGCTTTGACACTGTAACACCAGCCAGCGAATTTATTTTTGATCAATACCCAACAAGATCCAGCGCCGGGACAATTGAAGCCGGGCAAAGTGGACCAGCTCAAGAACGGTAGTTTACCGTTGCCCGGCTGGAAGGGGTCAAACGGCGGCGGTGTGTAACCGCTGCGATTTGCAATAAAACATATAAGCTTATTAGTGTGTGCAATCCAGCCAGTTTTATTTATCCGCTGTGCTTCCGCTTCTAATAAATGCAGCATACTTAAAACTGTATGCCAGTGCCAGTTCTTTGCTTTCATTGCTGCGGTTATTTTCATTAAAAATGATCTTTTTATTGTCTCTTTCATTATATGGTTTGCCTCTCTTTTTGGTTCATTAATAAGGTATTTTTGTATTGATTGCGCTCTTGTTTAACGGTGTACAGTCTTATGTATAGAGCGATTATGACTGTTGTATATATGGCCGCTAGCATTCTTCAGCCTCGCACATGTTGCCAGTAAGTTTTATTGTTTTGGCTTTGGTGTCTTTATACAGCTTTATTCTGTGAGCTGTGCCAGCTTTATACTGCTTAAAGAATATCAATATTCCAGATGCGTATATTTCGCGCATGTTACCGCCTACACTGGACCACAAACGACACCAGCCAAACTCGCGCATGATCTGGAATTTTTCCAGCCAGTAATTTTGTGCGCTCTCTGGTAATGCTATATTATATATTGAACTGCTTTTGTCTTGATTCATTGACACGGTGAACTGCTCGCCGTTCATTTGATTATAGCACTCTGTTAATATGTCTAGCGCTGCTATAAGCTGCTGCGGTGTGATCTCTTGCGGATCTGCTGCTGCTGTTGTGTTTTCTAGCTGCTCGCGTAGCTCTTTTATATCAGCTGTAAATTTGTTAAGTGCTGATATTGTTGGTTTTACATCCATTTTATTCTCTCTTTCTGGCCCTTGGGCCTGTTGTTTTGTGGTGTAACTGGTCAATACTATATATAACGCAACAAAAAAGCAACAGTTTTAATTGTCAACAATTTATACATGATCTTACTAGCTGCGAACAAAACAAAAATAGAGCAGCGGCGGAACTTGTCCAGATCTTTTAAGCTTTGGCACAACTTGGCACGCGATCAGCTGCGGACCCTCGGAAACCATGCGGCCAACTTGTCCGGAATTGGTTCAAAGTCTCAAAATGATACAGCTATACCAAGGCCAGCCAAACCCCCGCGTGTATGTTGGTCTTAAAATTTTTTTTGGGTCTTTTTGTCAACACTCTTTTGTGTGTATAATCTGTAGAGATAATGAACAAAGAATGGCACAACTTGAGTGATGCGGATGCCGCTTTGTTAGAAGATGCCATAACGCAAAGCGAAGAATACGCTCAGAAGCTCGCAATCTTCCAGTCTGGATTGATTGAACCCGAGCTACGTTGGTTACAACTTGGCGCGCATGATATCTATGATCAGCTAAGTGAACGCGAGAAGACTGTATTTAACATGAGATTGCAAAAGCACACTTTTCCCTTAATAGCAGAAGTATTAGATATCTCTGTTAGCTCCGCTAAAACATACTGGCGCAGATGCATGGCCAAGTGTACAAAGCTATTTATGTCATCTAATGAGCCTATAAGTGATGAGTAAAAAGAAAACACACGATATAGATCCAGATGAAGTACGCATGCTATCTAGCTTTGGCTGCACGATCATGGATATAGGTAAATATTTCCAATGCAGCGAATCTCTGATCCGCAAACGATATAAAGAAGCATTTGAAGCTGGCGAGCAAGATTTAAAGCTCAAATTACGCCAGAAAATGATGCGCATGTCTCTGGAAGATGGTAACACAGCAACCACGATCTTCTTAGCAAAGAATTACCTCGGAATGAGCGACAAGACCGCAGTAGATCTCACTGGTAACCTTGAAACGGTGCTAAAAGAGGTCGGATTTGAGGAAAATCCACTTGATCAAACAAATAATAAACAGGAAGAAGCTATGGAAGCTCTTGGGGTACAAACCGACCCCGCAGCAGCTGGCAGTGCATGAGAGTAAAGCTCGTATGCGCGTGGTGTGCATGGGCCGTAGGTCCGGCAAAAGCTGGATGGCAGCACATGAGATACTTCCGTGGCTATTAACTCCTAATACTCGTGGCTGGATCGTAGCTCCCAACTATTCTCTAGGCCAAAAAGTAGCCAGAGAGGTCAAAAAAGTTATTATGACCCAACTCAAGCTACCAATAGAATCCAAAAAAGAAATATCTGGTGATCTGTACTTTATGCGGCTCGCTGGACTGAACTCGGAGCTAGCTGTTAAGTCGGCAGATGCTCCCGACAGCTTAATAGGTAGGTTGCCCCTCGGCTAAACGGCTGGGGGGCAATCAATACTGGCGAGGGAATTGACTATCTTATCATGGATGAAGCTGCGCTGATTCCAAAGCAAACTTATGAGATGTATCTACGGCCAACTTTAGCAGATCGGCAAGGTTGGGCGCTATTTACTA